GTAGAACTTGGATCTTGATCGGGTTACTAGGGTTCCGTTGATATGTGAAGCTTGAGTAGGGGGTACCGGTCAACCGCCTCCGCGTAGGAAACTACAATCTCATTATTATAGATGACTGCTGTCACTCAGATGATGCTTTCAATTCACCGTGCATACGGTGAATTATGACCACAGTATCTAGATGATACTTAGTTCAGCTTCGCTGTAAAAACAATGTGTGAGCGACAGCGAAACACATAGATACACGAAGTGTATCTTGAACTGTTAGAGATTAGTATCTGGCCAATCCCTGAACAAGGCATGTTGAATGTCACCTGACACAAACTGATTGAAGCTCTTGTGTTTGACTTCAAGTTCACCCTCTAAGGGTGCTACCCGTTTAAATGCTGAGTCCATCTGTGCCATGCCTGTGAACTCCATTATGATCATCCATTCGGGCATGTCAGCAATGCTACGAAATCCCATCTTGCAACGTGTGATTCTATAGCTCTCCATCTTGCCTTCAGAGATTAGATGATCAAAGAAACTTTTCATGCCCGTGACCCAGTCTAGATCTGTGATGTCGCCTTCTTTGTTGGCCCAAATTGTGTATAAGTCTGCCATGTGTTTACTCCAAGGGTCCTAGTAGTTCAAACCCATCTATTGCCTGTTTGTACAAGTGTGCTTGCTCAAGGTACAGGTATTCAAATCCCCGAGCTTTGTAAATTGCACACTCTGTTTTCATTGTTTCTATGCCCAGTCTCAATCTAGGGTTGTTGTAGTTCCATGCAAATTGATCGCATAGTGCGTTCTTGTCATCATACCGTTTGATCAAACTGAACGCTGCCAGCCGGCTCCCATCATAGTAACCTATAACATCAGTCATTGGGTCAGTGTACCGACTATCAAATATAGGCATCACACTGGCAAAATGTTTGTATTTGCAATAGTCTCTATAGATACTGTTCAGCTGAGTGATGTTGGGCTCACTCAAGTACTCCCACTTCACTGTAGGAGTGTAGTTGGTCTTGCTCAAATCAATTCGTGCAAACTGATAGCTCATGCTGATCTCTCTGGAAACCAATCTTGCTGAACACCGTTCCGATCTAGGTCTAGTGTGACACAATGTATGCCACCGTCCCAGAAGTATCTGTGTCTTAAGGGGCATATGTGCGGAGTAACTCCGTGCCGTTCAAACGCATCAAATGCTGTTTTATTGTAGGAACTGACAATGATGTTTTGTTGATCAATTACAAGAGCATTCACGTCAAACACACTTTCTTCAACATAGCCCACCCAATCTTGCAGCCATGTTTCCACATACTCAATCAATTCTGAATCATACTCGCTGCCCTTGATCCACCACTTGCCTTGATTCTTTTCTTTAAGATCCAGGAACGGTTTCATCTTATTAAAACTCTCACCAGCTAGATACACAACTTCCCAGTCAGGAAAAGTTTTGGCATAAGTGGGCATGTCTTGTATGCTGATAATAAGACCTGGTTTAACAGGAGTAAAACAACCGTCAATGTGGCCGCCAGTGGTCACAATGTGATTTCTATATTCCGGAAAAAAATGTTCAGTTAGTTTTGTAATTTTGTCAATGTTAGCAGATTCAGAAATTCCAAAAAACAAATCTTTACCAATGCGGGTAACGCCGTTGGCTGGGATTTGATTCAAAATATCATGATACTGATTTTCAATTATGGGATTGCCAGCAGACTTCACAAGCTCAGTCACTGGACTCCACCACTCAAACTCGCTGGATTTAGATATGATTTCTTCGGGATCGTCACCAGGTACAAACTCAAATTCAAGTAGAGTTTTGCATTCTTCCTGAATCCAGGCAGGCAGTTGTTCAAACGGTGTGAACTCGTGTGGCCAATCAGGTCCTTTGAGATTGTCGTAGTTTTTTTTAGTCCAATTTGTTGGTATGATAATTTTTCCCTGTGACTTTATGCTGATACAATCATATGGAAACACAAAAAAGTTGGAGCCAATCATGATCATCTGGTCTCTTGGAATCATGCTGACAGGACCAGGTATTCGACGATTCTGTGTCAGCAGTCGATCCAGCTGCACTGTGGGCACATCGGGTCTCACAATCTGAACATTGAATTTTTCCAGCAAGGCAATCAGATTCTGAAAGTCTTGTTCTGTTTCGACAGCAATGCGTTCAAACAAGCTGCGTAGTCGTGGATTTGCTATAAAACTATAAAACTCTGGTGGATAACTGCGACCCACAACGCAAACTTTCAACGGGTCCCAGGGTTGGTGTACACTATACATTATGCGTTCCTTGGATCTGCTCGATGCTGAAACAACTGTTCAAGATAGTCTGCTGGCCATGACTCATAAAATCCTTTTGTATGCATCTGTGCTGCTGCTGTGTTCAGTTTGCTGAGACTTTGCAACATGGCTAATGCATAGGTGCCTTGATTCATACTAATGCCGTTGACAATTTCAGGGTCAGCAGGATGATCTTCTAGGACCAACAAATCGTTTGCCAGCAAAAATTCGCGATTGGCCTGGTCCAGGCTAGAATGAAATGTGGCATAGTCCCATTCCTCAGGATCATAGGCATAGATCACAACTTCTGCTGTGTCCAGGCCGTCTCTGCAGCGGGTGAACAGATCAAAATATGGATCTGAGCCAACAATAATTTTAACTGTGCCTGCCAGCCGTGCTTTTCTAGCAAATGGACAAGGAGCCCAGTTGCCCAGTGCAGGGTGCGGAACTTCTACAAAAGTTTCTGACCAGTGCAATATATCTCGAGTGATTTGATCGATGTCTAGCATTAGAAGAATGGTAACTTAGATGTTTTGGTAGTTTCGTGGTGTTCTTTGATCAGTTCAGTGACCAGGGTTCTCTCTTGAAAGCTCATGTTCATGACATCCTCGTAGGTACCACCACCACGCAGGTACCAGGACATTTTTAAACACTGTGCTCTAATAGAGTTGGCCTCTTTCTCCATTTTATCGACTATGTCTGAAATTTCTTCAGACGTAGATGTTAGGAGGCGGCTTCGAAAAAACTTGTTTGGTCCAGAGTCAAGGCTTGAGTATACTCATGTTCGCAGTTGGAACACTTCATGTTCAGGGGTTTGAATTCACTGGTAGATCGCAGAGTGGTAATGTGATCTCGAATTTTCACAAACAGTCTACGATCACAGTTGGCCAAAAATTCAGCTACATGCTCATGATCTGTGACCAGCAGACCTGGAGCAGTGATACTGGCAATACTCCACTTGAGTGCGCTGATAGTGAGTGCTGTGATTTCCTGAATTGCTTCGTTTAGTCTGATAATTTTTTCTTCGTCGGGCAAGTCACTCTGAGAGATTGACTGTATCAGTCGTTGCTGATCAAACTGTGCCTGATTGGTTTGATTTTGCTCTCGGTAGGTCATGGGTCTAAAAGTAAATGTCAGATCACCCTGCTGTATTGGCACGTCATAATTGAGCGATGTTAGATTTTCCAACACAGTGCGCAGATCAATGGTGTATTCACCTTCGGTGCTGCAACTGGGGCAAACACTGTCTATTTCCATGTTGTGTCCGTAGCTGGCAATTCTAATGGCAACTAAGATAGAGTTGATGTCAGTACTTGGTGCAGCCCACGCATCAACAATGCCAGGAATACAGCTTTTTATCACATTGACCACTGCTGTTCCGTTGAACAAGGCATCAGGGGTTCGGTAAGTTATTTCGTCAATGGCAGTCATGGGCAAAACTGGCAATTCTTTGTTGACTGGCAGCTGAATTGCCTCTTTGGGCCAGAAGTTGCCCGCTGAAGGCAGGCTCAAATAAATGGCTGGTTGTCTAAAAAATTGTTTTAGCGGGTTTGCAGTTTGGGTCATAGATCACCTATAAATATACCAATACTTATAGGCTTTAATCATGGCAGACGAAAATATATCAGACGCACAACGCAAACTCTCAGCAGCAATGCAGCAGCAGGCCGACGACTATGCTCGATATGGTCAGATGCAGGTTTCAACGGCCACAGCACTAAAAGACGCTCAAGTTCAAGCTGCCACTGGAATGACAAACTTCACTGCTGCTAGTGGCATGGCTGGGAAGGCCATTGGTGCATTAGCAGGAGCAGGCGTTGCAGCCGCAGCAGCCATGTACGAAGGCAAAAAAGGCATGGCTGCCTATAATTCTAGTCTAGACGAATTATCCAAAGCGGCGGTGATAGCAGGTACTGCACTGACTCTGTTGATTCCTGGAGGTGTGATAATAAAAGCAGTTGTAGCCGGCCTAACCATGGCTGCAACAGCGGCAATTGCTTACACCAAAGCTGCCAATGAAATGTCTGACAAGCTGTACAAAAGTTATACAGGACTACAAAAATCTGGAGCAGCAGCGTCAGATGGTATGACCGGCGTATTTAGAGATGCCAAGAAGCTGGGTCTCAGCATGAATGAGCTGGATAGCTTTACTTCTTTGATTGCAGAAAATGGTCAGGATCTGGCCTTGTTTGCGGGCACAGTGTATGATGGTCGCAAAAAGTTTGCTGACATGTCAGAAGCCATGGAAGGATCTCGAGTTGAGTTCTTCAAAATGGGTATCACACAAACAGAGATCAACGAAGGCATGGCCGGATACCTGCGCACTGTGACCAGAACTGGTCGTGCGCAAACAATGACCACGGATCAACTGGCATCCAGTGCAAGAAGCTATATTACAGAACAAGATGCCTTGGCCAAGATCACTGGCATTAGTGTAAAACAACAACAGGCAACCGTTGACAAGGCCTTGGCCAACGAAATGTTTCTGGCCAAGGTTCGAAGTCTTGAAGCAGAAGGAAAATTTGGAGCAGCAGATGAACTGAAAAAACTCAATGCCTACTACAGTCAGATGGGCGAAGAATCAGCCAAGGGTTTTCAGGACTCGGTCAATGGCAATTTGCGCAGTAAAGAAGCACAAAAACTGAATCTTGCAACACAAGGCGAAGCATTGCGCAGCACACAAGACGTTATTGCTGGATCAGCGTCAGCAGCCCAGGCGTTTGATCGCACCGCAGAAAGAGTAGCTGAAACAGAAAAAACTATTGGACAAAGCCAGGCTGCATTTGGAACCACGTCAGACAACAACATCAAGTACACTGAACAAGTGAATTTTTCTATTGCTGCAGCTGGCGAAAAACGTGCAGAGCTAGAGAAAAGAGTCAACGATGAAATTGAAAAACAGAAAAAAGGTGCCGACGATATAACTGCCGGTCAGGCCAATAACCTTAAAAAACAGCAAGATATTAACAAAAAGCTGGAACAAGACGTATTCAAAGGTATTCCCAACGCACAGGCCAACATGGCCAAATTGGCTGATGTAACTGACACACTGGCCGACGGGTTTACGTATCTTACTGAGGCGCTTAATGGTGTTCTTGGTTTCTTTGGGCTTGGAGCAAAAAAACCAGAAAAACCCAAGGAAATGACCAAGGCGGAAACTGAGGCCGCAGCGGCAACTTCAGGCAAACGTGATACAGCCAAACCCTTGCAGGATAAAGTGGCCATGATGGCTAAGGAACTGGATGCAGATGAAAAAGCACTCAAGGATGCTAAACGTGCTGGTAAGTTTGGCGACGAGCTAAAACCACTAGAAGAAAAAATACTCAAAAACAAACAAGAATATGATAAAGCAACCACAGAGTTACTGGCTGCTGAAAAAGAAATTGCCCTGGCTGCACAAGAAGAAAAAAAGACACGTTTCAAGCAAGCCCAGGATCGCAAAAAGTTAGCAAATCTAGAACGACAAAATCTAAGCGACTCAGAATCAATCAAAGATCTCAATGAAGAAAAAGCCAACTTGGTCAAGGCAGGCAAAAGTACTAGTGCTGTTGACAAAAAGATTGACGAACGCAAGGCTAGTATAACAGGACGCAGTGCTGAAGTTGGGCAACTGCAAGCTGACTTAAAAACTTCCGCAGTGGCTCCTAAATCTAGCAGCCGAGGCGGCGGCGGCAAAGGCGGCGGAGCTGGCCAAGGTGAAGAAGGTGGCGACAGCAGTGGCGCCAAACCTGAAGAAGTTTTGAAATTTTCAGGAGAAAGTGGAAAACGTGAAAACTTTGATGCATTAAATGAAAACATGAAGTCCAGTTTGTTGGCAGCAGCACAACAATATAATGAACAAACTGGACAAAAATTACAAATTAACAGCGCTCTTAGATTTCCAGAAGATCAACAACGCTTGTATGACGAAACAGTCGAAGCAAAACGTCCTGGTATAGGGCCCAACGGTATGCCAGTGGCAAAACCAGGTAGAAGTTCTCATGAATCAGGCAACGCTGTAGACATACAAAACTACACAGATCCTAAGGCCTTGGCCGCATTGGGCGCAAACGGATTACGTCAGACTGTGCCCAAAGACCCTGTGCATTTCCAAATTGAAGCAGCAGATGGCGGTGCGTTTAGTGGACCTGACTCGGGTTATCCTGCCACATTACATGGTGAAGAAGCTGTGATTCCGTTGAACAACGGTGGCGGAAATTTTGTTCAGCTGTTTGAACAAATGGCCATGATGATGGGCCAGCAGGCAGGTTCTCTGGACGAACTGGTTCGAATTGCCAAGAACGGCAATGACATAAGCAACAAGATACTGCGTCAACAAGCATAATCACGGTAAATAAACTACTATGGCAGAAACAAAACAATCGTGGCGCAAGTATTTCAAGGTGGCTGACACATCAGGCACCCTGAGTCCTATTTCAGGCAAGAACCAATTTGGGTTGCCGGACTATTCTCGCAACGACGGAACTGGCAGCAACGCACAGGCCGACTTTGTGTTTAGAAACTATGCCAGCCGACTGCCTGAAGTTTATTCGGGCCACCCCAATCGCATTGAACGCTACAATCAGTACGAGAACATGGACATGGACTCAGAGATCAATGCTTGCCTGGATATCATTGCTGAATTCAGTACACAAATGAACGAGCAAAACGGCACGCCGTTTGAGATCAAGTACAATGACAAGCCCACAGATCACGAAGTAGAAATTATCAAGAAGCAGTTGCAGCAGTGGTGCAAGATCAACAAGCTGGATCAGCGCATTTTCAAACTGTTCCGCAACTGTATCAAGTACGGCGATCAGGT